TCAGCGATTGCGCAGGCGGATGCGGCGGAAGCGCGCTTCCAGATTGAACCGCTGCCCCAGCGCCAGGTAGAGCTGGTGTTGGCTATCCACATGGCGGTAAACCCGGACCCGGTCGGCGCCCAGCAACATCATGATTTCCAGATAGTTGAAGAAACCCATCCACTGGTAGCGCCCGCCGCGATCGTCAAAGTCGATGTCGCGGGCGACACGGCTGAGCAGGCCCTTGCCGACGTATTCGCGGTTGTCCTTCAGCCATTGCAGCAGGTGAGCCGCGCATTCGCGGCCATAAGCGGCATCGGCGGGAGCATCCTTGCTGGGCGCGGGCATTTGCCAGTAATGCGCATAGGTGCGGCCGGGGCAGAAGCGGACGAAGGGGAGCAGCGCTTCCTGCTGTTCCAGCGAGCGCAATTTGTAGCGACGACGACGGGGAAAGGTTTGAGCGTGATGCATGGTGTTTCTCCTGCTGTGACACAAGATAAACCACCTGCCGGGCAAGGCTGAGGTATTAGGCAGGCGCGTGGCAGGATTGGCGTACCGGACTGTCTCCAAACCGGCGAGTGCATGGCACTCCCCCACCATGCGCCTGCCAGATGGCGCGGCCATGGTAAAGCAGCCCGCGCAGCATGCTGCGTAGGCTACAAAATGGAGATGTGCCGGGACGCCAATCCCGGGTGCCGCATGTGGGCGGCAACGGGGGGATTGTTGCCGACCGGGTGCGGAGGGTCAAGGCGTGGAGGCAAGGCTTGCGCCAGCCACGGCGATGCCGGCGAAATTTTCCTTGTAATTCAATTGTTTCCCTAACCGGCTTTAAAAGCCCCGCGGCGGGCCGTGCGGCATCATGTAGCCATGACCCGCATATCCGACATCTCCTCCTTGCATTGGCAGCCGGCCTTGCAGGCCCGCGATCAGGCATCTCCCGCTGACATCGTCGAGAACCTCGACGACATCCATCAGGCCTTGCGCATCATCCTGGGCACGCCCAAGGGCAGCGATCCGCTGCGGCCGGAGTTTGGCAGCGATTTGTTCCATTACCTGGACTACCCGGTGGACCGTGCGCGGCCGCATGTGGTGCGCGAGGCGGTGGAGGCGATCAGCCATCCGCTGTACGGCGAACCGCGCGTCACGGTGGCGCGAGTGCTCTACAGCGTTGGCGGCAACGGCGACGCGCGGCTTACCGTGCAGTGGCGGCTGGCCGACGGCGTGATCCGCGAAACCGAGTTGCGGCTATGAGCGCGGTGGCGGCAAGCAAGGGGACGGCGCCCAATATCCTGGCCAAGGACGAGCGTTTCGGCCACCTGGCACAGCTCACTACCCGGCTGGGCGACGCCGATCTGAGCACCTTGCTGGTTTATCTGGTGGATCAGGTGGACGCCGGCTGGCTGCCGGCGCTGGCCGAGCAGTTCCATGTCGCCGGCGACGAGGGCTGGCGCTTGAGCCAGGGCGAGCGCCAGCGGCGCGAACTGATCAAGCAGTCCATCCACTTGCACCGCAGCAAGGGCACGCGCTGGTCCTTGCAGCAGGTGCTGGCCACGCTGGCCTTGTCCGGCCAGATCAGCGAATGGTTCGAATACGCCGGCAAGCCTTATCACTTCAAGATCCAGATCGACCTGGCCGCGCGCGGCATCGACGCCGCCACGCTGGCGGCGCTGGAAGCGATGATCAACGAGTACAAGAACGCCCGCTCGGTGCTGGAGCGGCTGGCGCTGGTGTTGAGCAATCGTAGCGCCGTGCCGGTGCTGGCGCTGGCCACCCAGGCCGGCGAGCTGGCCACGGTCTATCCCTTCCAGCCGGAGTCGCTGGAGCAAGGCGCAAGCTTGAGCGTCGCGCTGGCGCTCGACTGCGTGGAAACCGCCACCGTCTATCCATTTCAGCGCGCAGCGCTGCGCTAGCAGGCACCGGCAATGCTGGATCTGGCCTATGTCAGCGTCGAGACGGTCACGCTTTATCCCGCAGCATAAAACCTTTGAACCCTTCCCAGGAGCAATCGATGGCCAATGAGTTTTTCACGCTTCTCACCGCCAGCGGCAAGGCCAAGCTGGCGGCGGCGCAAGCCAACGGCGCGCCGCTGCAGATCAGCCAGATGGCGGTGGGCGACGGCGACAACGGCGGGTATTACACGCCCAGCGAGAGCCAGACCGCGCTCAAGCACGAAACCTGGCGCGGCGCGCTCAACCACCTGGCGGTGGACCCGAACAATCCCCACTGGGTGGTGGCGGAGGCGGTGTTGCCGGACACCGTGGGCGGTTTTTACATCCGCGAGGTGGGCCTGTTCGACAGCCGCGGAGATCTGATCGCCGTCGGCAAATTCCCGGAGAGCTACAAGCCGCTGCTGGCGGCCGGCTCCAACAAGCAGCTCTATGTGCGGATGATTCTGGAGGTGTCCAACACCGCGGCGGTGACGCTGTTGGTGGACCCCAGCGTGGTGCTGGCCACGCGCTCGGCGGTGGAGCAGCGCATCGCCGAGGAGCTGGCGAAGCGGGATGCCAAGCCGCGGGATTTCCATCCGCTGCAAACCTTTCCGGCTCAGGCCTACCGCCGCAATGTGCTGATCAATGGAGGTTTTGACGTGTGGCAGCGCGGCGCCAGTCAGACCGCGAGCGGTTATGGCTCGGTGGACCGTTGGCTTTTGGATCTGGGGGGCGGCCCGCTTGGCGGCGCGACCTTGTCGCGGATGGATGCGAGCATTGCCGAGGCCGAAATCTTGGGGGCGACGACGAGCTTCATGCGTCTGACGCTGAGCAAGCCGCCGACCAGCAAGGTCAACGAGTACTGCCAGGTGTGTCAGCCGGTGGAAAACCTGCGTCGTTTTGCTGGCAAGCGTCTGACCTTGAGTTTCTGGGCTAAGGCGGATCAGCCACGCAAGATGGTGGCCTATGTCGAGCAGTGGCTGAAGAGACCGCCAGCCGCATCCGACAAGATCAGGGCGCTGGAGGCAAGCTCGGTGGAACTGACGACCCGCTGGCAACGCTTTGTCTTCTCTTTTTCCTCGCCCAGCTTGCAGGGCCGTGAACCGGGAAGCGAGGCGTCTTTAGCGGTTTTTCTTGGGGTGTCCTACAGCGATGCCTACCCGGCCTTGAATGCGATTACCGGCGCGCAAACCGGCACTTTCGACATTGCCCAGGTGCAGTTGGAGGAGAGTCCGGTGGCGACGCCGTTCGAGTACCGCAGTTTTGGTGAAGAACTGGCTTTGTGCCAGCGGTACTTTGAAAAAAGTTATCCGCTAAGTGATTTTCCTTCCAAGAATTATGGCGCAGGTTCTACCTCTGCACCGGCTATCGTCGGCAAAATGTTCCATTTGAATGTTGGGGTTGTTGGTGATAGGCAAATTAATATGACTATCCCATTTATGGTGGAGAAGCGTATTGAGCCGGCTATTGTGATTTATGACGGCTTGGGCGCGGTAGATAGAATGACCACAAATAATGGAAATGGCGTCATTCCAGTAAATAAATCGTGCTCTACCAAATTTGTAAATATGATTCCCCCTGTTAGTCCAAGTATTAATTGGATTGCATGTCATTGGGTTGCTGATGCTGAGATTTAATTAATTGACAGGGAGAGTGAGAGTGAATGCCATGTATCGTTTAACTAACCAAGCAGATGGGGTGATTAGATCTGTTGATGGAGCTTATATCCCTAAAGGACATCGCTGGTGGGATGAGTATGAGCTCTGGTTGCAACAAGGTAATCAACCGGAGCCGCAGTTCTTGCTGTCGGAGTTACAAGAACAGTGGCTACGAGATATTGATGCCGCCACCGAGACCACCCGCAGCGCAATTTTCGGTAGTGAGCCGCGTCTGGCCGAATACCAGCGCGCCGCCGCCGAGGCGCAGGCGTTCAAGGACGCCGGCTACAAGGGCGAGGCGCCGCCGGCGGTGCGTTCCTGGGCCGAGGCCAAGGGCTGGGACGGCCGGCAGGCGGCGGACAGCATCCTGGCCAAGGCGGCCGCCTGCGAGCAGGCGCTGTACGCGATCCGCGACGCGCGCTTGAAGGGCAAGGAGGCGGTGCGTCAGGCCGCGGACGAGGCGGCGGCGCGCGCGGCGGCCGACGAAGCGGTGTCCCGGCTACAGCAACTGGCCGCCGGCGACTTCGCCGCCGCGTCGGAAACCGAAGCCGGGCGCGCCGGCAACCTGTTCAAGTTCTTTTCCAAACGGCTTTAAAAGCCAGCCGGCGGCGTGATGATAGATCATGTCCTCATCCGCCGCTTCTTTAGGCCGCCGCGCCGGCCGTAGCTGGCCGCCGGTCGCGGCGCTCCACTCAAGGACGTTCTCCCATGACCCCAGATTTGCCCAAGTTCATCGACGACGATCCGCATACCGTCACCGCCGAGTTGATCGACGCCTATCAGAAAATGAGCGGCAAGACACTCTATCCCGGCCAGGTGGAGCGCTTGTTGATCGACTTGATCGCCTATCGCGAAAGCGTGGCCCGCGCCGCTTTCAACGACGCCGGCCGCCAGAACCTGGTGGCTTTCGCCCGCGCGCCGATGCTGGATTACCTGGGCGAGCTGGTCGGCGTCAGCCGGCTGCCGGCCCAGCATGCGCGCTGCACGGTGCGCATCGTCTTCGCCCAGCCACTGGCATTGGCGCAGGTGATTCCGGCGCAGACCCTGGTGGCCGGCGGCGGCGTGCAGTTCCAGTCGCTGGCCAGTCAGATCGCGCCGGCAGGCAGCGCCAGCGTCGACGTGCCGGTCAGCGCGGTGGAGGCCGGCGCCGCCGGCAACGGCTTCGTGCCGGGCCAGATCAACGCTCTGGTGGATGAGCTGGAGGTGGACGCCAGCGTGGTCAATATCGATACCAGCGCCGGCGGCGCCGACGCCGAGGACGACGAGCGCTTGCGCGCGCGCATCCGGCTGGCGCCGGAATCGTTCAGCGTGGCCGGCAGCGCCGCCTCCTACCGCCACCACGCGCTGCGCGCGCATCAGGACATTGCCGATGTGGCGGTGATCAGCGCCAGCCTGCAGCAGCAGAGCGGCGAGCTGCAAAGCGCGAACCAGGTGCCGCCCGGCGTGGTGCGGCTCTACCCGCTGACCAAGACCGGCATGCCGTCGGGCAGCCTGCTCAATGTGGTGGCCGCCGCCTGCAGCGCCGACCGGGTGCGGCCGCTAACCGATCTGGTGGAAGTACTGGCCCCGGAGGATTACGGCTACCAGGTGCGCGCGCGGTTGACGCCGTATCGCGACATCGATCCCAAAACGGTGCAGCAACAGGCGCAGGCCGCCGTCGGCGCTTTCGTGCAGGCGCAGGCGGAACGGTTGGGCCGCGACATCGTGCCGTCGCAGCTGATCGCCACCTTGTCGGTGCCCGGCGTTTACCAGGTGACTTTATTGGAGCCGGCCGCCACCCGGGTGGTGCCGCCGCAGGGCTGGTCGCACTGCACCGGCATCCAACTGGAAATGACCGGAGGTCAGGATGGCTGACGTGACTCCCAATCTGTTGGCGCGCGACGAGCGCTTCGGCCCGCTGGCCCGGCTCAGCGAGCGCCTCGGCGACATCGATCCCGGCGGTCTGCTGGTCTACCTAGTGGATGAGGTGAAGCCGGATTTGCTGCCCTTGCTGGCCGAACAGTTCCACATCGACGGCGACGAGGGCTGGCGCTTGACCCAGACCGAGCGGCAGCGCCGCGATCTGATCAAGCAGAGCATCGAGTTGCACCGCCACAAGGGCACGCCCTGGGCGCTGCGCGAAGTGTTCCGCATTCTCGGCGTGACGGTGGAATTGGAGGAGTGGTGGCAGCGCCGGCCGCCGGCCGCGCCCTACACCTTCGAACTGACAGCCTGGGCCAACGACAATCTGTTGCCCGGCCAGGCCTTGTTGAATCCAGAGCTTTACCGCCGGCTGCGACGCATGGTGGAGCTGGCCAAGCCGGCGCGAAGCACCTACCGCTTCAAGCTGGGCGCGCGCTTCAACGGCCGCCTGGGCCTGGCTTCCGCCGCCCAGGCGCGCGCGCTGATCCGCCGCCGCGCCGAAGCCGCGCCGATGCGGCTGGCGCCGCAGCAGCCGCTGACCCTTTCTTCCGCCGCGCAGATCTATGGCGTGGTCCACCTCAGCATGGAGGCATTGTTGTGAGCACCCCTTTGACACCTCTCATCACCGCGGCCGGTCTGGCCGCAATCTGGCGCGCCAGTAATGACGGCGTGTCCGCGCAGATCAGCCACATCGCTCTGGGCGACGGCGCTTACGCGCCGACACAGAGCCAGACCGCGCTGCGCAGCGAGCAGGCGCGCTATCCGATCGCCGGCGGCAAACGCTTGGGCAATACCCAGATCCACCTGACCGCCATCGCCGACGACGCCAAGGCGTTCTGGGTGCGCGAGATCGGTTTCATGCTGGCGGACGGCACCTTGTTGGCGGTCTGGTCCGATCCCAAGGCGGCGCTGGCCTACAAGGCCGCCGACGTGCAGCTGCTGCTGGCCTATGACCTGGCCTTGAACGCGCTGCCGCCGGACAGCGTCACCATCCAGTCCAGCGGCGCCGATCTCAATCTGAGCCTGGCCAGCGAGTTGGCGGCTGTGGCCGCCGCCCAGATCAGCGAGGCCACCCGCGGTCTGGAGCGCGATGATCGCATCCGCGCACAGGAGGACAAGCAGCAGGCGCTGGAACCGCAAGTCGCTGCGCTGCAAAGCCAAAACCGGGTGTTGGAGCAGGAGCATGCCGCTGACAAGCGCGCCGGTTTGGAAGTGGCTACCGCCAATGCAGCGGCGATTGTCAGCCTTCAGCATTGGTTTGTGAAACAGCGTCTAGGTGCTTGAGCTGGCAGATCACGAGGGGAAAGCGGGCGGTCAAGCGCTGGGAAGGAAACCGTTTTTAGCCGCTGAGGCGAGATGTGTTGATGTCGCTGGGGCATTGCATGGGGCAACAGAGACCGCATCCAGCGTTTGCTGTAGGGCTTCCCCGCCTTATCTCATGAACACGCGTATCCCCGGTATGAGTTCGGCATTGTTGAATTTGTTAATTTAAATATTAAGTAATTGAAGGTCTGTTGCTGAGTCGTATTGGCAAAGGTGGTTTGGATGTCAGCCGAAATGGCTGTGTGTTGTGGTTTGACTTTAAGGAGAAAGAGATGAGCTTGGAAAGCAATGTTGCAGATCTGGTCAAGTCAGCGAATGCGCTGACCGGAGTTGTCAATGGCAAGATCGCCGCTATTGATAAGAGAGTGGATGTCCAAGTTGCAAAAATGGACAGCACGATGGCTAATTGGGGAACCACAACCAGCCAGATTCTGGAAGTAGGACCAGGCAAGCCATTTAAGACTATTTCTGAGGCGTGGGCATCCTTGAATGGCAAGGTGTTGCGGCATGATGTGAAAATAAAAGTGAGTGATGGAGTGCACGCCAGTTCTTCAATTCATTTTTCAGGACAGCCCTATGCGCATCGGATAAGAATTGAAGGCAATATCAAGAATCCGGAAGCATGCGTGCTTAAGTTCGTGCCGGATAGCGCCAAGCTTTCTCATGGGGTGATTTTTAACGGAGTGCGGGGGGTCAATTTTAGTGGGTTTAAAATTATTGGAGAGAGCGATGCCGATAAAAACTTCACTTGGCGTGGTATTGCTTTGCAAAGAGGCGCTTATGTGCACTCCGATACTGATTCTATACGAATAGAAGGGTCTCACAATGGCGTTGAGTTGATTTATGGCAGCCTTTATTCTTGTCCTGGCTTAAAGGTGACTGGCTTTAGCGGTAATGGCGTGCTGGTGCATGACTTTTCTCGAACGATTATTGATGGTGTAACTTTGATAGGAAAGGGAAAGCAATTTTTAAGTATCAGGCCTGATGGTGCCAAAGTAATATCCATTGGGATTAAAGTAGACTATCAGTCTTGTGTGACGGCAAATCGAGCCAGTATTAGTCAATGCAGTGATACAGGTTGCCTTGCCCGAAACAATAGCATTGTATTTGCCTATGGAGCACAGGTCAGTGATTGTGCCAACTATGGCATCTATAGCAGCTCTGGTTCAAAAGTGCAGATTCACCCTAACTCCGGAGTGACTTCAAATATCAAGGATTGCAAGGTGGGTATTGGTGCGCGGTACCAAGGCGCTGTGTTTGGTGGCAATCTTTCTATTAAAAATGTCGAGAAGGGTATCTACGCTGATATGGCCGGTCTTGCTCATGTTGAGAGTTGCTCTGCCAGCTATTGCTCAGTCGTTGCTTACGAGGCGATCAAGGGGGGATTCATTGATGCGACCGGCAGCTCAGCCAAATCAATAGAAAACAAAGTCAAGTACTCCCCGGCGAGTAGCGGCGCGGCAGGTAATGCCAACGCGACCATCGTTTTTAGTTAAGGAGAAATATCATGGGCCATATTGAAAATGTTAATGAATTTGATGAAGAAATGCCTGACCTGGGTCTGGATAGCGCCTGGTTTGATTACGCCGAAGGCACTGAGGTGCCAGAAGTCGACTCTGATAGTTATCTACGGGCGGCGGCTGAAGGAAAAATTCTCAGCGCCTATACCATTCAGCAGCAATTGAATATCGTGCGTAGAGGGAAAAAAGAGGAGGTTGAAGCCATGGGTAAGTTTATCGATGCGGTTCTGGCCTGGAGAAGTGGTGCTAACCCAGACTTTGACGAGTTGGAGAAAATTCAACCCTGATTTGACGCGGTGAGTAAGAAGCCACTTGGGGAGGTGGCTTCCTTTGCTTTTTTAAAATGTTTTAAGATACAGCGCATTTTGCCAGTGCCAGAATGCCTCCTTGTCAGTCTCGAGGTCGTTCACTTACTTATTGCTGTGAACGAAAAGCATGGTCGGGCCTCAGGTCCCGGCCAAACTCTGTGATGAACCATTGGAGAGCATGATGAGCTTGGAAAGCAATATCGCGGAATTGGTGCAGGCGTCGAACGCGCTGACTGGTACGGTCAACGGCAAGATCGCCGATATTGACCGGCGCGTAGATGTCAAGGTTCAGCAAATGGAGGATTGGCGTAAGGAAAATACGCCGAAACGCCGCATCGTCATCGATTTCACCATTGGCGGCAGCAAGGATTTCTTTTATCCGGTGTGGTGGCGTTTGCGCGCTGCGGGGGAAAGTGGGACGCATCAAGTGTCCATCGTCCGTAATTATGCGTGGAACGGCGGGGAGAGCGAGCGGCCATTGAACGCGAGCAGCGTGCACCAGGCTGGATTGTTGCTGGAGATGGAAGGCAGCGACGTGGCTTGGGGCGGGGATGCCAAGTTCCTCGAAATCAAGCGCTTCAACGAAACCTATAATCCGACAGTGTCGCATGTCGCCCATGCGATGTATTGCAAGCAATATCGGATTGATGTGAACAAGCCGGCGTACAACAGCATCCCGGAGGGAACTCTGGCCGCCTGCAATATGGTGTTGAGCGGAGCCTATCTGCGTGGCGGCGGTTTGAACTATCGTGTGATTTCCAATCTGCCGCTGGACTTTGGCTTTCATGATGGGAAAGGGGAGGAGAGGGAGTTGGCGCGTTATGAACATGTCAATACCCGCTGGGTAGCCAGCCCTATTGCACTGGCTAGCCGCGTCGCGCCGCCGCAAACCCTGAACGCTTTCGTCGACGCGCCGACCGCTTAACTCCAGGAGACTCCGATGCTGATGATTGCCAAACTGCCTAACGGCATGATCAATGTGCCCGCCGACCAACTGGCCGAACTGGGCGTCGACGCGGCTACCGCAGGCCGCTTGATTCGCGAGGCCAAGCTGGCGCAACTGCGCGTTGAGCGCGACCGCTTGCTGGCGGCCTCCGACAAGACCCAGCTGCCGGACGCGCCGTACAATGCCGAGCAGCGCGTGGCTTGGCAGGCCTATCGCAAGCAACTGCGGGACATGCCCGAATCCGTGGCCGACATCGATCACGTAGCATGGCCGCATTGTCCGGCCTAA